GTCGCGACCACACGGCAGTTTTTGTGTGCGATTTAAAAGATTCCTTACCGGTATTGTCTGTATCCGTTTTTTCACTACGCAACAAAGATGCAATGAACATCGTGTTGCACGCACCGGACGTTCGCATAAAGCGAGAAGGATCAAGACCTAATCGTCTTAACAACTTTCGACAACGTAAAGAAACAGCCGCTTTGCTCAACCTGTGACGCTTCGCAAGCACCGTCATCATCGGTGGTCTACCCTCACCCACTACAATGCGAATGATGTCAGCATGCAGTCGCATCTCCACATCACTTGACGCATCCAATGCTTCCAACAAGAAATGCAGAGTCGCACGCAACCTTAACGATGCAAGATCTAATTGCTTTAGTCTTGGATCAGCGTCAGCACCATCAGCAAACTCTCTCTCAATCACTTCATCCAATGCAGACGGTGACATACCACCAATGAATGAACCGTGTCTGTCCTTGTCTTGATTGTATGACTTAATCTCATTGGATTGGAAATCCATATGACCATCATTGATTCGTTCACGACTTAATTCAGCAGACATCGGGTCATCAGCTCGGAAAGCACCTGACTCAATCAACGAACGCTTTTCTTCTGGTCGGAGTGATCTCCACCATTTCCTGTATTCTTTTGAAATCTCCGAACCGGAATCAGTCACCCAAACAACCTACCATCACTTATTCACATCATCAACACTTGTGACAATCCAGAGATTCTTGACTGCATCAAATCGAGTCATCTTCCATCTCCAAAGTCTCAATCGCAATGATGATGATTTCACATTCAGATTCAAAGCAAGCAATCTGATTCTGTCATCGTATTCTTTGGAAGTCATTTCCTGTTTCCAATTCTCCATCCATTTGCCAATTGTCTTTCTCTCCCAAGCTCTGCATCGGGATGCAATCAATGTTCCCTTTGCACGATCCATTTCTGCTCGCTCCGGTTCGTCTCTCCAACGCTTCTTCCACCTTGCGAGTGTCTTAATTCTCCAGAGACGATTTCTATTCATTTGATTGAATTCCTAAATGGATAGATGCAGGGGTGCATCAAGCACCCTGACTGCATCGTGCTGACGGAAACCTGTATCTCATAACACGACATCCATCCCCTCGGATGGAGTGTTATATCCTCCGTAGGAGGATTATGGATTGAAATACCCCTCACGATGTTAAATTGCCAACCAAGCAAATGCCGTCTGACGAGCGTAGCAATATTCGGCATTGCCTATCTGGTTGCCATCAGCGTCAAGCGTCTGGAGAACCCAAGTTTTTTCATACCGATCCCACCAAATGCGTTTGGTGCGTGAAGCGTTGTCGTAAGTTTTCATTGTGTGCAATTTCTTTGTTTCAAATCAAACAGTCAGAATTGGTTTTCTGTTGATGTGGCATTTGATTATCTTGCTGACTGCGTTCTCGAAAGTGTCAGTCTCACCGATTCCAACAGTCACTCTTGCCGGAACTCGTCCATAAGGTTGATAGATACATTCAAACATCTTGGATCGTGTGCTGAAGTAGATGAACCCAACAATCTTGTCGTTGAGCTTAACTGCTTTGCAATTGTGGTTTTTGACTTCTGATGTTTCGATTTTCATTTGATTTGGTTGGTTGGTTGTTTCCATACAAGCATCTTGCAACACCATCAGTCATCGTGCAAACAAATTGAACATTTATTTTGACCCCCATCAAACCCACCCAGAAACCCAATAATGAGGGTATCTGCACCCATCGAGCGTCAAAACGCTTCTATGACCTGTTTTTGAGCGATTGAGAGGGTGTCTGGACACCGACTTCGGATGGGTCTGCGTATTCCCAACGGATGCACCCCTTCTGACGAGCGTGTCGAATGAGGATTTCCCCAGCAAAGTCTCCGTTCAAATCTTTCATACCGGAGCGACCCCTTCTCTTGGTGAAACCGAATTTGAACACAGGTTCTTCTCCAGCTTGACGAACCAGCACACCGACTTCTCGGAAGTAGTTGGTAAATTCCGCAGCCCCTGCTCCTGAGTATGCCATATCTGCAATCGTCTGACCTTCCTTATCTTTTGCGGATCGTGGTTTGGTAGTGTGATGCATCGCAATCAGGACACATCCGGTTTCCGACAATACTGCATCCAAATCCACACGACAGAATTTTGACGCTTCCTGCTGATCCGCAATGTCGATTCCAGAAAACGCAAGGAGAGGGTCAACGAACACTAAATCACAACGATGGGTTGCAATGAGATTCCTCAATGTTGCGATGAAGTCTGCACCGAACGAAACGGTGTCACGATAGATTGCTAAATTTTCTTCCAGCAATCGTTCTTCATCGGGAAATAGTCTTAATCCATTGAACACATCAGAGAAGCTCTCTGCGGTGTCTCCGAAATCGTTCTCCTTTTGCAGAATCGCTATTCGCAAAGGTTGCTTGGGTTTTATTCCAAAGAAATCTTTTCCCACCGACCAACGGATGGCTGCTTGCATACATAGGGAAGATTTCCCCACCCCCGATTGCGAAATCCACAACGCTGAACCACCCTTGCACAACCATCTGTTTCCAAGCACGGAGTTTGGATCGTTCTGTCTGTCGAATGATAACAGATTCTCTTTCTCAAATTTGACCAATGATGATTTCTTTTCCTCTCTCCCCTGAACCTGTTTGATGCTTCCATCGTAATAAGCGAGAATCCGTTCAGGGTCTGACGCAGGGTCTAATGCCAAGTCTGCGGTCTTTTGTGCGATGTTGGAAATGGTGCGGAGTATTGAGTATCGCTTGATTGCTTCACCCCACGAATTGTTGAAAGGGGTGAAATTAGTCTCGGTGGTAAGTGATGAGACGTAAAAAGTATCGACTGACGATTTGTTTTCACGCAACCGGACGGTGACGGTCAATTCATCGGCAGAGATTCCTTCGTCTGCGAGCTGAAGAATGGTGAATGCGATTTCTTGGTGAACAGGTTCAATGAAGTCAGATGGAATCAGACCTTTTGGAATTGGGAGTGAATCTCGCAAGCAGACTCCAAGAAGGAATCGTTCCGCTTCTGGTGAAGAAGTGTTGATTGGGTTGGGCATTGGGTTGTGTGTTTTGTTTAAGCGTTATTTCTTAGTCGATAGTATTTCATTGGTTTGCAACATCGACCATTGGACGTTCGGAATCTTTTCATTTCAATCACACCAGATTTGATTCCTTTACGCAAAATTATATAAGCGTGATTGTGGGTGACATTCCAACGCTTTCCCCATTGATCTGCGGAAAGAAAACCTTTTGGAATCTTTTCTGCGGTCTGATTGATTTCAGACATTATGATTGCGAGCAAAGTCTTGTCTTTGATTTTGGTTTTCATTTCTTATATTCCCAAGTCTTGAGCTCGGTTTGCCACAACCAGCGTTTGCCGATTCGGTGTATGATCCACGCTTTCCAATCGTTCCCCATATACCAACCAGCGATGAATCCGTTGTTCCATTTTGCCGTTCCCATATAGTTTTGAGCATATTCCAAATCGTCAATTCGAGCAAGACAAGGGGACATATAAGCCGCACCCCCACCGAATTGGTCAAGGTTCACTTGATGTCCGGTGTGACCGTGACCACAGAAGAACGCACCACCGGAGACACCCCCTGCGGTGTAATGCTTGCCCATCTTGAGAAGATTTGAACCAATGCCGTGGTGGAACGACAAAGGCCCGATGCGTAGCAGGCCCAACTTGCCGTGATAAGGGAGAATCGTTCTGCATCCTGCTTTGCGAGCTATGGAATTGATTTCATCATCTTTGTCTTGGCAGTAATCACGAACCGGACCAGAAGGATGATTGCGTGCCATTGCTTGCAAACGGAATTCGTGATTGCCTTTCAAAAGGTGAGTCGGACGAAACTTACGGATGAAATCGTGTCCCATTTCTAAATCCATCTTGAGCGATTCTGCACCTTCTCTGTCTCCCATCGCACCCTTACGGAGACTGCGTAGGTCAAAGTGATCCCCACCAGCAATTCGCAAGTCGGGTTTGAAGTCTTTGCAATACGCATACAAGGCCGCAAGACTTTCTTCACAAGCCATATCTCCGTGCGAGTCGGATGCGAAAACGAATTTGATGGGTTTGGTTTTGCTCATAAAGTTTGTGGTGGGTTTGGTAAAGGCATCCAGTGGGTTGGGTATTCAAGCATCTGATTTTGAGATATACACCAATAACCATCAAACCAACGAACCATATATTTACCCAAAAACCATTCACTATCATCAAATCCACATAAATTAAATGGTTTATAAATTAAAATCCAAGTTCCGTCTTTTGGTGCAGTCTCAATCGGTTGCCATTGATTGTTCATAATGTTTTTAATGTTTAAAATGTATAATGATTAAAAATGTTTCGATTGAAACAAAAACAGTCCAAAAAATAACCTTAATAATTTTGGTCTTTTTTTCTTCTCGTTCGATTAATTGTTTAATCGCATTTTTAAATAATTCGTTTTCGTTGCTCATCGGTTGCATTTGATTGGGTCGTTCACAACAGGGGACATCAAGTTGTATCCACCTTTACCGGACGGACGTGTCATCGTGGATCTCCACTTGAATGGCAAACCCAACGCTTTTAATTCTGTTTGTTTCATTCCCATCATTAAAGCGGTGTCACGCAAACCGATTCCCATTCTGATTGCTTCAAGCAATTGATTCATCGGGTTGTGCGGAATACTTTGTTCGGGGTTCTCCGGATCGTGATGGGAACAGGTTGACAGAAACTTTGCTCTCTCCCATTCGACCCCCAATATTGACGCACGCTGGGAAAGATTAAGACGCTTTCGATTCTCAAATGAACAGACCATTGGTTTCAGATTCCCAATTGTCTTGCGATGTGCTTTCCTTCATCACGAATCACTTGTGCTGAATCTGGTGAGAAGATAAAAGAATAGGAGATTGGAATGTCTCGGACAATTTGAGCAATGGTCAGAGCTTCAACTTCATTTGCCGGAATCACACCAACCGTCTCAATGTGAATCGTCACAATGTTCCAACCATCCATCGACAATTCAAGGAAGGGTGCGTAGAATTCATTTGAATATCTCCAATCTGAACACACCACCACGCAATCAATGTTCTCGTCTGCACAATAGCTCGCCCGCATATCGCAATGCCGGATGACGGATCGTGCAAAGACATCAGGGTCAATTGAACGTGCAAATTCCCCAGCAGACACCAGAAACCCACGATGCTTCACTTTGAATTCTTCGTTGTAGAATGAATTCTCGGAATCCGCTTCACCGATGTCCAAGAGTGACATCCAAGTGTCGCAGGATTGCTTAAGAGCATCAGAAAAGTTGAAATGTGAGACTTGTGACTTTGCACCGGAAACGATTCCATCGGCAAGAGTAGTCTTTCCAGAGCGAGCAAACCCTGTGATGAGAATGAGGGTCTTGCGGAGCGAGACAGGTGTTTCCATTAGAATGGAGCGTCAAACTCTGGAGCGGAAGGTGACTCTGGGGAATCTTGTGAAAGTGATTCGCTTGCTTTATAGGTTGATTGCTGACCATCCAAGCGTGTTATCTTTTTGAATTTGTAGTCGAATTGTTTTTGTCCGTTCCAATCCGCTTTTGGTTTCACTTCCAATTCAACTTCCGCTCTTTGACCCCAAGCTGGGGAGACATACTTCTTCAATTGCTCAACAGACATTTGGGGTGAAGGATCGGTTGCAAATGTGCCGGAGAATTTACCGACAAAGATTGCCAAAGACTTTCCGTATTCAGTGGAGAAATAAACGCTTCCTGTCTTGTTGTCTCCAGTGGTGAAATAGATTCTTGCGGTGGCAAAATTCTTGTCGTTCTTTTTGTAGTGTTTATCAATCTTGTCCTCTTTCGGGGTGCTTACTTTGACAATGTATGTTCCAGACTTGTCGATTGGATTGAATTTGCTGAATGATGATGTTGGTGGGTTCATAGGTTTGTTTTGGTTGGTAAATTAAGCAAAGTTGATTGGGGTTGATGTCGCTGACTTACTTGGAATGTCGATGACTTGCACTTCCTCTGGGTAGGAAGGCCACGCATCCAACTCCGTGCAAGACTTGTAAAGCTTGATTGCTTTCTCAAAATCAAATGACGCTTGTGTCATCACTTCCGCACCCAATTCAAAAATCGCTCCAGCGAACGGTGCTTCTTTTTCGACCGCTATGAATCTGAAACCTTTGAGTCGTGATCCGAAAGCGGATTCAAATGCGGAGCGGTAGAAGTATTGTTGCAGGTTATATTTGTATTGAATCACCGAACGGAGAAAATCACGAGGGGTTGCCGATTCGCAGGTTTTAAGGTCATACAAATAGTCATCGTCACCCAACGCATCGATTGCAACCTTTACCGGACAACTACCCAATTCAGTCGTGAACATAAATTCCGTTTTTAGGAATGTGACACCAATGCGACCGATAATTTGCTTCATCGTGTTTGCGACATCTTCTGTCAGTTGCCATTCATCTTGAGTCATCACCGTCTTTGTTCCTGCTTTAGCAAGAAACTGTTCAAAGAGAAGTTTTCCTTCTTTGGTTCGTTTGTCTATGTCCGGTGAGACAATGAAAGACTCATCAACGATTTCAGGTTGAAGAACCTTTGCGTGGGTAAGTGATCCGACACGCAACGCTTTGGTTTCCTCTCTGGGTTGGGTCAAATAGGTTTTATAGTGAGCTGGGGAAACGAGCAACATTTTCGCGCCTGAGAAGTTTAGGTGGTTTGTTAGAGCATCGTATTCTTTGCGGGTTTTGATTATGTTGGGCATAGTTGTGATTTGGTTGTTTGGTTTAGGGAAATTTACAAATCTTCATCAGAGTCATTTGCATCTTCAATTTCTCTGGAGATATAATTCAAAGCATCCAATGCTTGTTCGATTGCTTCATCAGCTCTTTCAATTGTTCCTTGTAAGCACCGGAGAGAACACTTGATGGATTTCAATCGGTCATAAAGTGGTTTCACTTCATACAATTCTTCTACCGCATCAGGATTGATGTGAAGTTGCTCTGCTTTGGCACGCTGAACATCAGAAAGTAGGTGACGAGAATCTTCACCGATGATTTCCGTGTCTGCTAAATACTCCAAATCGATTAAGTGTTCACGGATTTCCATCAAGCGTCTGCGGATTTGTTCTCGGTTGGTCATTGGTGTGTTGGTGAAATTATGGACGACATTCTTGGATGTCCAGACCCGAATCGGTGCGACCACGAATAAAGTATCTGACAACGCTTCGTTCAAGGGTTGGTAAAGTTTTAACATACCAAATGTCGATAGATCGCTGGAACAGTCTGGGGTTCTTCTCTTTCACTTCACAATGAGCTTCTCCGTCCAGCATTATGAAAAGAGCGTATGGTTCAGGTATAGCTGACGCAAGTCTTGTGATGCACACCGGATGCTTGTCTGGTTGTTGTTTGCTCGGTTTCATTTCTCGTGGATGTTAAATTTGTAGAATTCACCATCGTGCATTGCCCAATACTCAATGTGGTTTCCTGCAACCCGATTGTCCTTTCGTTTCCATTTCCATAATTCTTCCCTAAATCCCTTGAGTGTCCAGACTACAAATTCAGGGTTCTCGACACGACCATCAATGACCAAGAACATTGCGTGTGATTTCCGTGGCATCTTGTATGCCATTGCACGCATCGCTTCCGGTGCAATTGCCCAGCGTTCTGATCTTTCACTCATTTGGTTTTGTTTAATCTTTCAATTTCGGCAATTGATGATTGATGGCATATTGCGACAAATTCCGTTCATAAGTATTAAATTTTTTTGCCGTTTCGGATTTTGTTTTATTGTTTTTAATACCCCAA